TATTAACAACACCATCAGATACTATCTTAGTATAGACTGCACCATCTGTTGTACTAAAAGTTGGGATATTTAAATCATATGGACCTGAATCAAATCCATCAAGACCATTAGTAGTTATAACAGTATCATTTTGTGGATTAGGATAGAATTGTAAAGAACCTGAAGCTGTGTATGCACTTAAATTAAAATTAAAAGTAAAGAAATCATCTCCAAGTGCTAAGTAGTTTACACCTGTAGAAGCTCTAGGCCAATTCTTTCTATAATCTCCTAAATCTAATAAGTTTATAGTTGAATTTTGATTTGCAACTAAACACGCTCTTGTTGAATGTAATTCAACGTGAGTATGATTATTACCTGCGCTTAAGTTAAACCCACTAACATCTAAGCCATAACGATCTTTTGTTTTTGGAGGTTCTATATTTAGAACTGAATTATTTTCAACAAGAACATCAACACCATATTGTCCTATTACAGTAGGACCATGAATATTGATTGTTGAATTATTACCTCCATAAATACCAGCAGTCCTCTTTTGATAATTCAAATCGTCATTACCGATTACATAAGTACAACCTGTTTTACTTCCAAATAAAGAAGCGTTAGAAGAATTTACAGCTTTTATAAATCTTCCATAATTAATTCCATATTGGTCTGATATAAATGTGTATGCTTTAGGGTGTAGTAATTCTAATGTAGAATTATTTTCTACCATTATAGCAGGATACTTATGATCAGTAATAAATCCGTGATCTTGAGCAAAATAAGTATTCCCATAATTATCTGGAATCTGGTCTTTTCTTTCAAATCCGAAGAAGCTACCGTTTTTTAGATTTATATGTTGTCCATTAGAAGACATATCTAATTGCCAACGTCCACTCTGACCAGCGGATCCTGGATTGTATGAGGAATTCCAAATGAATATAGAATTCCTACTTGTGATACCTTCTTTTTGTTGAGAATCTATTGTTAGTTCTTGGAATTTAAACTCAGATGATTCTGCATCTATTCCTACTCTATTTCCATAAATATCAACTAATCCTAAAGTATTAACAATAGAGTTATTTAACTGAATTCCAAATCCTGTATTAAGCTCTGATACTAAAATGCTTTGTGAAGATGTATTCGTAGGGAGTATACGCTGTTGACCACCAGTCAATTTGGAGTTATGTAAAACAAATCCTGCGTAATTTCTAGATGCTACTATGCAGAAATCCCCTCCAGAAGCTCCAACATCTCCTACACTAGTTGAAGTTACATCATACTGATTAGAGCTTAATATTACTTCACTGTTAATTATATTAAATCCAGTACCCTTTTCAGCTATTCTAGCTGTGCTGCTTATATCATAATTTCTGTAAGAATATGCTGATCTAGATAAGATAACTTTTGAGTTATTAAATCTAAATCCAGATTCTTTATTTCTAACGCTTGTACAATTTTCTAATACTACATTAGAATTTTTAATATCAATTCCAACCTCTTGAGTGTTACTACTATTAACAAAGAAGTTTCTTATGAAGATAGGCCCGTCACAGTTTTCTACAACTAATTTTGTTAATTTATTAAGATAAATATTTCCAGTAGCATTTTCTGATGTAGCTACCGCAGATCTTTTTATAAAAGATCCATCAAATTCTGAAATAGCACTAATATCATAAGGATAGATAGTTGGATCCGTTGATAAGCTTTCAAATACAAAACCAGCAGCAACTCCAAAACTATTAGCAGTACCTGCTGTAATAAATCTATCTAAAACTACAGAAAGGGGCGCTTTTCTATATCCATGATTTGCATAATAAATTAAATTAGAATTTAATTGACTTGATAATCTTTGGTCTGAGCTACCACTAACCAGGTTACTGCTTATGCTTATACATGAAGTATTTGCTATAGTAGAACTAACATCTTGAGATGTAATAGCGCGAATTATTGAGTGAGTATTATTATAAGAGGGTGTTCCTGCTACAGCCTGTGTAGTTGCAGAAGGAGATAATACTCTACTAAACCCCCTATTGATAATTTCAATAGAACCATTTTCTTCTATTCTAAAATTCTTTAGTTCTAATGCTCCCATATCACCAAAGTTAGCGACTTCAACTAACACAGGGAATCTTACAACTTTAGGAATAGCAGCAATACAAGCACTAACAGAAGTAAATATATTTCTGTTAGCGGCCAAAGTAGCAGCGGGTGCATCGGCAGAAACTACTAAAGCCAATCCAGGAACACCTGCCGAGGTAGCGAAACCCGCTTGTTCCCATAGCTCGTATGTTCGCTCCTCTAGATCGTAAAGTGGAAGGTTATCTTGCTCCCAGTTATAGAAAGAACTAGTATCATACTTGGACACATAAGGAGTCCAAGAATTGTAAAGTTTTACGCTACCACTACTGGTATAAATATCGTTTCTATTAAAAGGCATTTTAGAAGTTCAATGTCCATCTGAAGATTAGACTAAAATCACTAGTCTTTCGTATATTACTAAAAGTTCTATAGCATACTAAAATAGGTCTTGGATTAGCATTACCTGTAGGATTTCTCATGAACATTCCTACTTCATTTAAACTTAAATTAGATCCAGATCTACTTATATTGTTACAAGCATCCTCGTCTAATACTAAAGTATATCTGACAGAGGAATTACCTATTCTTGTTATTTTGCCTTTAGGGATTAAAGCAAATATTCTATTTGTGGATATAGTTGTATTAGTTATTTGATCTCTAGTGTCTATGTAAAGATTACTATTTGATCCGTACTCTGTTCCAGTTAAAGCTCCAGAGAGTTGAAATATTGAGCTAGTTACTCCTCCAGCAGGAGGACCAGATACACCTACTTGGAATCTATCAATTTGATAATCTAAAATACTATTGGAGCCAGATCCTGTGAATAGGTATGAAAGCCCTACACCCATACCCGATACAATCATATTAGGATCATCTAATAACACTTCCTCAGAACCATCCTTATTTAATTTAATGATGGTTAGGTGTCCGTTGATTCCTAAATCGTCTATAAAATTTTTCATAAGAATCTTAATCTCCACTTAATAGTTAGATCTCTATTCAAATAATCTGCATTATTGCCTTCTATAAATCCTAAATTTTTACTTAAACCCTTCCTACAAAAAAGTTTATACTTCCTTGGATTATTTAGTTGTCTGAATGCAAACGGTGGACTATTTCCAGCTTGTAGAGTTTTTTGCATATCAATAGTCCATAAACCTAGGTGATAAATACCACCATACATATTTGCAAATCCTACATCTCCTGAAGCTAAACCCACTGAGTATTCTACTATACCATTTGAAGAAAAGTTAGCATTAGCAGAAACACATAATCCACTAGCCACACTACTCATAGAATAACCTGCTCTAGGAACGCTAGACATAACCATATTAACAAATCCAGATACATCCATAGAACTAGCAGCATTAAAAAATCCACCAATCACAGGAATTATAGCGGCTCCAATGAATGGATTAATATCTGTGCTGCCTCTCCGAATATATTGTTTATGATAAGAACTTCCTACAGGAAGCTTTCCACTTCCATCAGGAAAACATCCTAATAAACTTGCTACAGTTACTGCTGATAGTGTTGAACTAAACACAGTATTTTGCATCATGCTACTAAAAATAGCTGAAGGCATGAAATTAGTTAATTGTCCATTTGAGGGAAATACAGAGCTAACTGGAACACCTCCCACAATAGCATTCATTTGTATATTAGGTTCAAGAACCGTTAGAATTGGATCTGGAGGCACAGGTAATCCAGCTTTGGGAGGAATAACTAAAGTAGTATCAGTATTAGAATAATTTTCTATAGAAGATATAAAAGTTACAGTAGCAACAACTCCGCTAATATTAAGTTCTCCTGCACGGGTTGCAGCTAAAAATTGTTTTGTAGCATCAAAAGAATGAGCATTTGCATTATATGCATCCTTACCAGTTCCAAAAGATATTGCCTGAATTCTATAGTTAGATGCATCTAGTATAGCTGAAGTTGCTGTATTATTAATACCTGACAATGATCTAGAGACAGTCATAATATCAGCCAATAGTTCACCAGCACCGTCAACGATCATGTTGGGTTCTCTAAGAACTAACTCATCTCCAGACCAAATTTCTACTTCGCCTCTCATTAGTTATCAAACTCCACACTTGTATAGTTATTATAGGTGGCTGCTTTAACATTAGGCACCCAATCAGGATTAGTTCTATAATTTAATCTACTTCCACCACTAACTTCCAAGATTCCAGAAGTTGTTGATGCTACTCTAGAAGCGAGAGATGTTGAATATAATCCAGTCTCAAATCCAGCTAATCCGTTAAAGAATTTTAAAACATCTCTTAACTCTTCTTTTTCAAGATACATTAAATCTTCCTTAACAAAGGGAACTAATGGGATACCTTCTGTCTCTATACCATAACCTAAAGGTATAGCAGCCCAATCTCTTAAAGTAAGATCTTGTAATTGAATAGAATCAATTAATAAATAAACTTTAGGGTTTGGTATTAAGAATATTTCTACAATATAGTTAGTATCATCTCTATGTACTTGTTCTGTAATTTTGTACTCAGGATCTTTAATAGGAATAATTTCTAAATACTCTGAGTTATTTTGTACAGTATAATTTCTAGTATCAAAATCTAAAGAATAAGTTTCAAAATACTCTTCTTTTAAATTTTGTATTGAGAGATTATTAACTTCTGATGTTGGGGTAGAGAAGTTACCTAAACAGGCTAATCCTGTTGGAGGTTTAATTTCAAAGTTATAAATATTTGACGATTGTAAAACTTTTGATATTGACAACTCAGAAGTTCTCATGGGATTCCAGCCTTGAGAGGTCCACGACCAAATCAATCCGCTAACAGGTTGAGTGTGAATCCAAACACCCATTTGAGCACCACCTAAAGTAGGTTCATACTCATTTGCTACAACAGCCTTAATTTTTAAATTAAATCTGTGATCCTTTATAAAGTAATTTCTTCTATCTCCGTAAGATGATAAATCAAATCTTATTCTTGGTAATCCTCCAACAGATTTACACTTTATTACTGTGTTTTCTATTAGATAATCGTCCATACCTTTTACAGCACCTGAGGAATTTAATTTAAATATTGAGAAATTATTTAGTCTTGGAGCGCCAGAAATATCGCAGAATTCAATACCACTTAAAATGTGAGGATTTCTAAATTCTGCATTGTAAGCTCTTCCTTCTATAAATGTTCCACTAAGAGGTATAACCGCTTGAGCACTGGTAGTGACTACAGTAGTTCCATCAGCACCAGCCTTCCAAATACTGTTAACATCAATAGCACTTGAAGTATAAGCATCTGTTGCTATTAGGTTACTAACAGCAGAACCAGCAAGTTCAAAATTACAGTTGTACAATCCTTGCCCGTAAACATGAGCAAAAATATTTCCACCAGTGTTATCCATTTCTTTAGGATTCAAACTATGCTTTGTAAAATACTTAGCGTACTCTCTGTATAGTTCGTGTAATCCTTTTCCAAAGCTAAAGTTTTCATAATCAGCAAAAGAATTAATTACCATACCACTTGCTACAGCTTCATTAGCTAAACTTACAATATTGTTCTTCCAATAAGTATTTTTAGAATAAGTAGTTGTAGTGGTTTTTGTAATTATATCATTAGATAACGACTTAGCTTTTTCATATAGAGCCTTGTTCATCGTTATGTAAATTTGAGGAACTTGTCCTCTATCAACATATCGAGAGGGTCTTGATCCTTCCTCTGGAGCTTTTGCGTTAGAACCTAATGAGGAAAGACCTCTATAAGGGAATGTGCTACTTGTGTATATACCAGAGAATGCTCTTGGTGAATCGTACTTTTCACAGGCGTGCCAAACTCCAGAAGGGTTAACTGGATCTACTACAGGATGGAATTTTCCTGCTGAAGCAACATAACCTAAAGTTAGTTCACCTAAGGATGAAGGGAATGAAGATTCATAAACAGAGGGATCATAAGTTATTGGGCCATTAAAACCTGTTCGATCATAATAGCCTTCATGAGGTAATAAATATTTTAAGTTACGTCTTCTTGTTGCTCTTCTTGCTACATTCTGTACAGGAGTTATAGTGGTTACAGAAGATAGTAAATTATCTAAAATGTTATCAGCAGAGGCACGCTTAAATGTGCTTAATCCTCCTCTACCAGAATCTGAACCTAATCCTGTTGTGTCACCACCTCCTGTGGCAAAACTCATAGCAGCACCGCTATATTCAAAGTTACCTAAAACTGAAGCTGATGTATAAGAAGTAAAATAAGTATCTCTATCTATTCCAACATAATCATACTTTGTGGCAGACATAGTAAAATCATCTACCGAACTTCCAGTAAGATTTACTTTTGGAACTGCGTGACCAGGTGAGAATTCTTTAACTACTCTTGAAGCTTCGTACAGAGCATATTTACCATCACCCTCTAATGTAGTTTTACTAAAATCAAAATCCGTATCTTCAAAATTTACAAATAGGTGAGATGATTTACCACACCAAAGACTTAATAAATTTCTATCAAAGTTAGAAATGTTAAGTATGAATTCATCAAAGTTTGGTGGATTTTGAATTGAGCTAAAGAACATTAACCAGTCGCTTAAAGCTCCTAAATCATTATCGGCACTAACCACACTACTTAATAGGAATTGACCAACTTCTTCAGAGAAATCACTGTTAACTCTGAAACACTTTAGTCTCTCAACTAAGAAATCAACCATCTCAGCAGTTATGCTGCAATCTTTGTAATACTTTATTTCTTCAAAAGGTGGGAGTGGATAATTTATTTTTTCTCTATAGTTAAATAAGAAATTAAAATCACCAACAGGCTTTAGATAAATAGCAGTGTCGCCTCTTTGAAGCTCCTCTTCTCCAGCTAAGTAAACTCCTGAACCTAGTACACCATAATTTGTAGCAGCTTGGAAAGCATTTGAGTCTCCTGCTAACTTAGCATTAAATTTATACGCTTGGAATCCTACACTACTACTTTCCATAATATGGAAAGGTTTCATGTCGGGTTCGCCTATTAATGTGTATAGACCAACCTCTTCACCCGTCTTATTATCTAAGACCATTAGTCTAGGAGGATCAAAAACTTTTCCGTTGAATATGAAATTATTAGGAAATGCTTTGTATAAATCTAGTATGATTGAATCCGTTACAATCTTTAGATTTTCTTCTAGACTACTTGTGTTATATTGATGAACATTTGCTCTATTAGCAATTCCAAATGTCCAAGTATTTAAATCTTTAAATAAGGGTGATTCAGTTCCAAGTGAGTACCAAATGATGTGAGGTAGATAAGATTCCCAAAGCTCTTGTACTTTTCCTGATACATCAAACACAGAATCTACGATCAACAAGTTTATAGCAGCTTGAATTGCTGCTAATGTACCGCTTGATTTATAAAGACTAATAGCTGTGAGAAGCTGCTGTCTCCATTTTGCAGCAGAGTTACCTCTTAGTTTAAATCCAATTAGATCTGCAATATATTGAAGATGCTCATCTCGTACATTCTCAATATCGTATATTAATCCAATGTTCTCTACTTGATCGCTAATATCTGCAAATTGATATCCTAACGTATTTAAGAACTTTCTATATGGTCCTTTAGATGTTAGATCGTCTAGGTACATTCCTGAATCTAAAAACTCATCAAGTGCATTCTTTACAGAGTAATCAGTCTGATCAATATAAATAGGAGAATAAACTACATCAACTAAAGTCTTAAGTGCTTCAAGCTTTTGTATGCCACTTGTATAAGTAGCAACTGGAGAAGATGAAGAAGTATTCAATACTGCGTCTGCTGTTCCAGAAATGTATGAAGTTGGAATGTAAGCATCGAACGAGCAGACAGAATTGTTTCTCCACAGGTGTTCTACTAAACCCTTCATTCCATCAACTGTTTCAAGTTTATTACCCATGTATAGAGTATTTAAAGACTCTAACACATAGCTTGAAGGAGAGTAAGTAAGATTACCTCTACCTGAAGTATTTAGGAAATAAAACCAACCTAAAGAATCTACAAGATAGTTATGGACACTACTAGCATTACTATCTCCTGTTAATGCAGATAATGTGGAAATATTAGCTTGTATTTGTCCTGGAGATGTTGAAGTGGCTGGTATTATTTTTGGTAATAAAACACTTGATAAATAAGAATTAAATTCTGCGCTTGTATCAAAATTAGCTAAAGATGTTCCTAATGGTAGAAGTATTTTGGATTCAAAATCGTAAGGAGAAATATTTGTAAGTTTATTTTGTTTTACAAAGTATTGAGAAATACCACTTACGTTATTTAAATTTTTAGTTTGAGTTCCAGTTACTGATGATAATGAAATTACTTTAGAAAAATTATTTGCTAAGTTAACGTGACAGTTTATAAGTTGTGATACTGGATTTAAACCTTCTCCACTAAGATTTATATCTTCTTCTATATAAACATCTGGAGTAATTAACTCCAGTAGATCCACAAAGTTTGTTTTGTGGTATCTTCTAGAATTAGGTGTAAACTTATTAACTCCCATTAGTCTAGTAGCTCTATATTAATTGTTAGATTGTTTAGTTGAATTATTTCATTAAATTCAATAGGAACATCTTGACTCAAGTTATCAATTGATGAGAATCTTACTTCATCAATTTCAAAAATCTTTCTATTTAGTTCTGCAATTATAAGATCTTGACCAAACTCTCTATTGTCAACATTCATGTATTGTAGAATACTATCTCTTACTTTAGCTTTTATTTGATCTTGATTCTTTTCAAGTTCTTTATCTACTCTAACAGTAACTACTAAATCTATAGTTCTAATTAAACCATCCACAATAACTAAATCATCTGTAGCCATCTTCTTCAAATTCATAGCATCTAAAAGTTGAGTTTTGAAGTTAGTTGTAGCTCTTTGTAATTGAAGATCTGAAGCCTTTTCAAGCACATACATATCAATTACGTTAGCAGATGAATAAGCTTTTCTTAATGCTGCTGTAGCTTTTCCTACAGTTCCGTAGTTACTAATAAACGTGTTTGCAAATACAGAATAATCTTCTAAAGTAACTAATCTATCTTGTCTCCTGAAAGTTAGAGGAGCATATCGTTTAGCGTGTTCTATAGTTTCTGCGTTTGATCCACCTGTACCTTTAGAGATATTTGTTAATGTTGCTGTTCTACTTCCTAAAATAGTTACAAGTGTATTTATATAGTTATTAGGGATATTGCCTCTAGTACCTCCACCTATTCTATATTGAACTCTATAGGTAGCATTTTCCGATGGACTTACCCCAGTGCTATTATCACCAAACAATACAGTAGCATTATAATCATCATCATATATTACTTGGAAAATTTTATCATTTACTCCTGACGCAAAGTAAATGTTTTCTACTTCTTTATAAGCTCCATTAGCAACTGTTTTAGTAGTATCTGTTATAAATACTTGAACACTTCCATCAATTACTGGACCTTGTAATAATTTTATTGATTTTACACCTTCGGTTGCTGCAAAATCACCAGACTCTTCTACTAAAGCACCTTCTTGAAAAACTAGGTTATCAAAAACATTCTTTAATGCACCTTTACCTTCTTGAGTTGCTCTTAAAGTTATATTTCCATTATTAGTTATATTGTCAACTAATCCATTAGTAACTTTGTATAAAGTAAAAGTTAAAGATCCTCCATCTTCAGGGGATGTAGTAGTAATAACTCTTTGCGAGGGTGTTAATGTAATTACTTGTCCTCCTAAAGATGTAGTAGTTTGAACAGTTAATTTACCTTGAGACGCTGCACTCAATGGACCCTTCATTCTAACACCAATCAAATTTAGTAACTTTTTAACACTAGCTCTTTGCTTTGCAGTTACTAAAAAGTTTTCATTAGCTAACATATCTGCTTTCATTGATAGAACTGAGCCCATGTAGGCTGCTAGTTCTATAAACATCATACCTAAATCTGATTCTACAAAATATTGATAATCATTTGGGTATACAGCTTTAGCGTAATTAATCAATGAATCTCTTAAAGTAAGAAAATCAGTTGCTGCGAAATTTATTAAAGTTGGCCTTTTCTGTAAAGGAATCTCAGCCAACTTCATAAAATCAGATGTAATTGTTCCAGATACGTTCATGTTATAACTACCTCAACATCAAATATTTCTAATTCGTTTGTATTTAGTTGTATACTTAAAATAACCTCTAATGAGTTACCTCCAGAAGGTCCAGAATCTCCAGTGGGGATAACAGCAAGTTTAGTTAGTGTAGCTCCTTTGATATAATTATTAAAGGAGAATTCAACCTCTCTTCTTATAGACTCAAAGGTTATTTCATCTAGAGGCTCAAATAAATACTTTTTTAAATTGCAACCAAAGTTTGGAAGCATTACTCGTTCTCCAGGTTCCGTAAGTAGGAGTTGTTTTACAGCATCCTTAATCATATCGACACCTGAGCGTCTAGCAAAATAACCTCCTCCTATATTAGATCCTAAAGGATACGCTAGTCCTAAAACCTGCTGTCTTTGAGACTTAGGAGCTTTTATTTTATATTCAGGAGGCACTCTCCCGTATATGGTAGATGTTTGATTAGCTGCCATTATAATTTAATGGTTTTAAAGAAACCTTGTTGAGCTTTATAATTAGTTAAAACTTCTGAATTATTTAGGGGTCTAGAGTAGAATTTTAAACTTCCTATATGTCCTCTTAGACCGCTAACTATACCCCCTCTATTTCCACCCATAAAGTTACCATACTGATACATTCCATCAGTATATCCCCCACCAACAATCCAAGGTGTATAGAATGGATTTAGTTTTGGACCCTGTTTTAATACTGTGGGACCATCAACTGAACTCGTAGAATACTCAAAACTGTTACCCTTCTTAAAGGTAGGAACTCCTATTGGATCTTTTTCGTTAACTCCAAATACAGTTGAAATAGATGATGTGGCAACTAAAGAACCATCAGCATACATTTTAATCGTATCAGTTAATGGATCACAAGTAATATCTACGAGAACAAATTGAGAAGACACATTTCCGAATGCAGTGGAGGATAAGTCTACTTTCATTTTATAGAAAGTTGTGTAATCTTGACAGTCATCATTATTTATAAATGACGTTGAAGAAAAATCTCTAGATTGTGTTGGGGCTATAAAGAAGCTAAGAGATGATGCTGGATCATTTAAAGCATTCAAATTACTAAACCCAGAAGATACCTGAGTTATTCTTCTATCTCTAGTAAATCCACACAAAAGCCCTTTAACAATTTCACTGCCTCTATTATTTCTCAAATAGTCTAGATCCATTAATTGACCTGTGTGATCTAAAGCACTATAGTTTGCAGCAACTCCTACGTTCTCGCACCCAAGCAATACTTTGGTAAGAGATGATGTTGTTGAACTTAACCATCCAACTTCAGCATCCATTATGTTAGGAACATAAACCCAACATTCAAAAGTAAATCCATTTGGCGAATAAGTTAGATCTTTGAATTCAGTTGTATCAGGGAGTCTAACATATGATCCTAAAGCAGATGCTGTTGCTGGGCTTGTGCTTCTATTCTTTACTATACCTTCGATATAAGGAATTCCTAATCCTGAGAAGAATACAGATCTCTTAGACGCTCCTACTAATTGAGCATTGTTATAATTACCTACTCCTGCATTATTTTCACTCTTGTATAATAACGAAGAAGGTAGAGATATTTCAGTTTCTAAGAAATTATAAACTGCGAATAGTCCATCTGTAACTATTTCATCTGTTAAAGATAGGACTGATGCTCCATTTGTTCCCGAAGGTGAATATAGAATACTTCCTTTACCAACTGTAGGAACTCTTAAGTGATCTAATCGTAATGGAGATGTTGACGCAGGTTGCACAAATCTTGCATTTATTGGTAATATTATTCCATCAACATCTCCCTGCTTGAATGTTAATGCTTTTTGTCTTTCTAGATCTACTGAAACATCACTATCAGCTAAATAAGAGAAATCGTTTATAGGGACTTCTCCTGGAGCAAACAATGGAGTCGTTTGTCCTCCATATATTTGAGGAGCCTTGATTGCAACTTCTATTTGTTTTTTACGTTTATTTATTTTTGCGTTGTGTGCAGTTAATTGAGAAATCATTAACTGTCTTTGATTTGTTATCACAGAAGTAGCTTCACCAGCATCAATAAATCTTACAAGTTCAGATGATAAATCCAACATCTGCTTATCACGCTGTCTCTTCAAAAGTAATAAGAAATCATCTTGATCGTAGTAAGCTTGTAAAGCTCTGCTATCGTCTATTATTTCGGGATCAAATAAATTGTCTTTGTATTTATTTAAAGCATTTAAAGATACAGCTTGACCTTTACCACCTAAATTAGGATCGTAATTATACTTCCATTCATCTCCAACAGCTACGATTCCTGATATAGCTGCGTAGGCTGGATCGAGTCCTCCTGTTCGTGAGTCATAGTAAAGACCATCAGTGGTTAACACATATTGTCCATTAACAGAAATTGGTGGACCGTATGTTAATCTAAATACGCCTTCTCTAGATTCGGCCTCTACCTCTGGATCCTCTATTGTGGCTCTACAGAAAGATGTTCCTGATAAGAACTCATTAAATTCTGAACAATCTGAAATCTTAGGCTCAAGTTCTGGATTAGCTTCTCTCTCAGCTAAGATAGTATCAATGTTACTAATTAATGCATCAGCTTGAGTAAGGAATGTGGCTGTCTTTTCTAATCTTGCTTTATCTCCAGCATATGTAGTTGCTATTCTAGCAGGACTTCTAGATGCTCCAGATGTACCTGATTTAAACTTATTAACAGTGCTAAGTTTATCAAAACATTCTTTTATAGCATTTATCTCATTTACTATATTGGTATAGTTTTGGTATAATTGAGCACCAACGGAAGCTGCGTATTGAAAGGCTGCTAACAACCCCGCAAGATCATTATTTGATTGAGAGCTATTCTCATCAATACCCATCCAAGATGTATCAGACCCAAATTTAAAAGTACCAGTTTCAGTATCAAATTCAATGATGCCAGTATCTAACATTATCTTCTTAAATACTTCTCTAGTAATCTCATTAGCCTTAGCCTTTCCAGCTAATACTTGAGATCTAAGATCTGTTAAAATAGAACTTGGTAATAGTCTAAGTAAGTTTGCAGTTAAATTAAGTAAGCAACTAGGTAAACCAAAAGACATACCTAGAGCTTGTATAGCCCCTGTGCCTGTTTGTCCTTGTACTCTTAAAAATGTGTTTAGATCAAAAGATGCCATTTAAACCTCTATCCTAACTTATCATATGTAGTTATTCCAGTATTTTCATATGTACTTACCTGACCAGTTGTTACAGGTGCTGTTGGGCTTGCACCCATAGCTAGATTAATTTTAGATCCATCTATGTTAACATTACCAGATCCTTTTATTTCTACAGTATTAGAGTCTACGCTAAACTTAGAACATTTAATATTTACTCCCTGAGCGGCGTTTAGGTTAATACTTTGACCAGCGTCAACTATGACATTACCATTAGTTTTTATAACTATGCTACCCCCAGCCCCGTTAGTTTCTATAACTATGTGCTGATTACTACCAGACTCATTTAAACATTCTATGAATATTCTACCTTGTTCAGCCTGAGTAAAAATATTTACATCTTTCCACTTACTTTGAATATTAACATTACCACAAATAGCTCCATCACCCCATTCGGTGCCATTAGCGTTATTTAGTAATTGAAGCTCTCTACCTCCATCCAAAACAACCATATCGGTTTGGGATTCATAATTAATATATTTCTGAGGTCCAACAGTCTCCACCTGAATAGCTCTGGAAGGCACAGCCTGTCCTTTAGGATCATCCGATAAAGTAATCTTACTTCCATTACCTGAATCAATTATAATTGAATCAATTTCGGGACTGTCGTTAAGTGTTACGGTCTTATTAACTGTAGATTTTAACTGAGTGTACTTGTTTATAAACTCTGGGTTATACTCCTCAGAAATGGTTAAACCTGCTTGGCTAGGGCTTCGGAATAAGTACCTCATGGGTATTCCTCTAGCTCTATACATAAATGGATCAACTCTAGAGACTTGGGATATTCCAGAGTCAGGAACTATGCCACCCCCTATAACATTCTCTTGTTCTGCTTCTTTAAAAGTAGTTCCAAGATAGTACCATGTCCCAGTCCCATGTGGCTTACAAACTAAAATTTGAGTTCCTACTTCTGGAATAGCTATGAAAGCTCCTTCGGTATTAGATCCGTAAGGACTTATATAATAAACTCTTTCTTCAATATTACCTAAGTAATCTATACTGGCTAGGAAAGATCCATTTCTATAAGGATCGACTCTATCTCTAACTTCTGCTAAAGATATTACTTGATCTATTTTATTGTTCATACGACACCTAAACCTGCAACAGGTTTTACTAAATTAAATTCTGAGTATAATCCTTGAGTCGAATCAATAATATGTCTAAATCCTACAATTTTATACTGACCAGTCATAAAGGTGTTCAAAGGACTTCTTTCTGGTTTATTAGTAGTTAATATTGGAACATCTTGTGCTAACAATAAACAGTGAGTTGATACTATGTCCGATGTTCTTGATATGTGAAATGTTGGTAAAGTTTTTATTGTAACATCTGTGCATTTTTGATATAAATCAAAAAATAATTCTGATAATACTGACACTGGATTAGATGGTTCCTGCTGACCAATTTCTATAAATTGTTTATAATCTACTTTTTCTAAAACATCTAATAAAGCCACAATTACTTGAGCAGCTTTGTTAGGATCATTATTTGAAAATGTTTTTACAAAATCAGGATCAAACTTTTTTATTAAATCTTGAACAACTTTGTTTCTTTCTTCATTACCCATAGAAGTAGAAAACTGTTTTTTTCTTAGAAATAATATAGCTTCTTCTTTTGTTTGTATTGGAAAAGATCCAATGCCTTCTGGTAATAATCCTTCAATAGTAGCTGATGCTTTTCTAGCTATAACTTTACTATATCCAAGTTTTAACATAGAGGTATAAGAATCAGATATCTTTATGTTAAGATCTAAAACATTTGGATTTTCTAGATTGTATCTGAATACTGGGATACCACTTTGTCTTATTTCATTTTTTTGTTTTTCACTAAAGTTAGCATCAGAATATGCGAATTCATCTGGAATAAATGAAATGTCCCCAAATGAACCTGTTCCAGTTATTGGGATATATAAAACATTTTTAATTCCACCTTGATATCTCTTATCTAAAAGAATTATTTTATCCAAAGGATGTAAAGGAACAACATCTAATGTTGAAGCTTTTAGGCTTCTTGATTCTTTATCTAGTTGACTCGCATCTTCCAAATCTTGAAGAGTTACATTAGATTGAAAAGGACTACGACTAATAGTATTTTGAAATTTATTTCCTTGAAGAAGATCATCAGCTTTGAGTTCTGTTAAAACTGATTCTAGCATTAAAGAATCTATACTCTCTTGTTTTTGATCAAAATTAACATTACCATAGAGATATTCAGCAATTAAGCCTTTATCTCCAACAATTATGGCTTCAGTTTTCTCATTAAATTTATCGTAACCACCAAAAGTAGGATAATCAGAAGGATTTATTTTTCCGTTACCTTTAGACCAAAAATCTAAAACTTGTAATTGAGTTTCATTTATTATTTCTAATTCAAGACTGTAATTACCTTTAGAAGCTTCCTGAATTAAATCAAAAACTTTTTTTATTTTACCATAATGGTCAGGTAATCCTTCATTGGACACTTCAGATAAAATTGCTGTAAATTGTCTATTATAATAATTTTTAAATCTCTGATAAGAATTAGGATATTCTGAATATAACTTATGTACCCCGTATTGACCATGAGGTATAGTTACTACATTTGATATACTAGTGGTTTCTTTATTAATACAATCTAATTCAATTCCTAATTCTAATAGGCAAGATCTTATAAATCCTTCTAAATTTCCTAGTGTTTCAAATTCTTTATCATAAATAGAATTATTCATACTAGCTTGACAAGATCCTGTTAAAGTTCCTTTAGCTTTGTTGGCTGCAACCTCTGAATTTGACTGGTGCCTAAATGTCGTTGCCAAGTAAAGAAGAAACTCTCTACATCCTGTATTAATATTTGGAATTAATACTATTACATTTTTATTTCTAGTTGCAGATTGGATATAGTTCCTTATAGCATCTACCACTATGCTATGAATATCCACGCTTTTTATAGTATTAACTAAAGTTTCAAATCCAGATTCAGAAAGAATCTGCTCTTCTTCCGTTTTATAAGATTCAACTTGATCAATTATTTTTTGTGCTTTTTTAAAATTTAAGGAAGTATCATATACTGAATTAGGAAAATTCTTTATAACAATAGGTTGAGAAGCTCCATTACATCTTATACTCAATCCAGCTAAGTTAAGATCTACTTTTTCATTAAATGCACCTTGTCTATCAAATAATGGAGTTTGAACTGCTTGTAATGATAAAGTTATTTTTCTCGCCCCTGCTCCTACTGGGGAAATATCTACGTTAGTGAAGTATGTTTTATGAGGACCAGACCATAGTTTTAAATTATTTCCAGTTCCATAAATAACATAAATTTCTTTTAATGTATTATTTTGTTCTAGCTTAGTAGCTAATTCTGAATAAAAAGATCTATCAAATTTTGATAAAGTTTGTGATACTTCTTTAGATCTTTTTTTTCCATAGGTATCTGTTATACTTTTTACGTCTTTGTTATAAACAGAACCAGCGATCCTATTAAACATTCCACCTTGTATAAATCTATTTTCAAATTCTTGATTAGGATCAATGAAAGTTATTTTAAATCCAGGTTCTCCATCAACGGCTAAAGAATGTTCAAATGATATAAAGTTTGGATTAGCTTCATTATTAAATAATAATAAATCTGAATCTCCTTTAGTTAAATCCTTAACAAGGCTTTCATAAGAATAAGCCTCATTTAAAAATCTCGTCATTGATGCATAATCAAATCCGAGTATAACATTTCCTGTTGGGACCATCATAGCTTAGGAATCTTTATTTGTTGATTAAGATAAAAACCTTCAAAAGGATCAGAGATGTTATTAACTAACATTAGTAGCCACCAGTTTTTAGGACTACCATAGAATACATTAGATATTAGATCAGGTCTGTGTTGATATCCATCTGGAACATACCCTACATCATAATCATAGACAGTTTCTATATTTTGTAGGAGTTGATCATATACGGGAGAATTTAATATAGTAGTTACTTTAGCACTCCTATGAGTTACAGTTGTTGCATCTAAACTGTACGGTCCTTTATCTTTCCCTAGTGTTGCCATAAATCACCTTATCTAATATCGGAGTATCCAGGATCCATCGAGTGAGTTTCTTTTAACAAGACAGCTTCCCATCCTGCTAAGTTATCTCTCTTAATAGAATTTGCTTGAATTCTTGGATTAAATTCTGTAAAATCACCCGTTCTAAATTCTTCTAGCTTTAAGCTTATTTTTATAGATCTAGGAAGAAGAGTATCAATATCATACCCTGCTCCTTCATCAAAATCAATACTGTAGCTAGTGCATATACAAGGAATATCTTGATACATTATCCCATGTCTTAGTCTTATTACTGGGGGACCATATATCGGATTCATAGCATTATTTACAACGCTAGATCTTATTATATTAGTCCAGTATATAATCGTATCTATTATTTTATACTTTGGATCTAATGATAAGGGATCAGGATTTGATTTTGTTTGAACATCAGTAGTTTTTATATAACTTATTTCAGGAAAATTACTAGCAACTCTTAGTTTATTAACTTCTGCTTCTACTCCATATTTATTACTAAAATATTCTCTTTCTTGTGAATTTAATCTATACAAAGCATTCTGTAAAACAAACCTAGCAGATTCTTTTGCTAAAGACTTTGTATAAGTTGTACCTAATCTATATGCTATACCTTCAGGAGTTTTTTTAGGTTTTAGAGGATTTAAAAACTTATCCCGCTCTCTTTGAGTATTTGTATTATCTAGATCATAATAATTTAGATATCTATCAAGTGTTATATTAGAATAAGTTTCTAATATATGAGGTAAGGTCATATTAAAATCAAGAGAAAGCTCTCTGGAATCTGCTCCTAAATAAGAATATAAATTACTAGATCTTGAGATAAGCGAGTATTTCTGATAGCGTGCTTTTTTATCTTCTTTGATTTTTATGTTTTCATAGAAAGGAAGTTCTACGACGTAATATTTATTGCCTTTTGCGGCAACAGGGAAAAAGAATTGAAGCTTACTTCTTTCAGGTAATTTTCTATCAATTATAAATCTAGACATTAGTTTTTCCTACCCCCAGACTGATTCTTAATACCTACTGTCTGTGTACCTTGTACAGCTATTAATCTATTATTAATATCTGCATATTCAGTAGCTTTCTTTTGATTTTCTAAAGTTTCAGTTTGTATTTCAATTTGTTTTTGTAAGGTTTTTATTAGTTCCTCAGAAGTATCACCAGATCTAACACCCACTATTCTTTCCAAAGTTGATGCTATAGACATTGTAGAGTCTTTTAAAAATGATGATTGTGTTGCATTCATGTCTGCTGTTTTACCATCAATATTAGCTAATCTTTTTTTAGCTTCTTCTAAAGAATCGTTTCCTTCTCTAGCTAATGGTTGACCAGCTACTACGCTCTCTCTTAATTTTTCTAATCTATTAAGCATCTTTTCTTGTTCTTTTCCATTTGCCTTCACTGCGTCGGCTGCCTCTTTCATTACTAACCCAAGTGGGCTGGTTGTATCTTTTGATCCTACAAGCCCCTTCTTCATATTTTCATAAGTATTTAATTTATTAGCTTCTACCTCTGCATCAAGTTGCTGCACTCTTAAGTCATACTCTGCTTCTGCTTTCATAAGTGCATCATCAGCAGCACCTGTAGCAAAAAATTGTAGTGCATCGGACATAACGGCTAAAAATGAATAAAATCCTGATTTTAGTTGAGTTAACACTCCTCCAGGTCTAATAAATTCATAAAAGCCTTCTTCTATTTTATCTAATATTAATGGAATACCTTTTTCAATAAATATAGCACCAAAAGTAAAAGCATTTTCTAACTTGGGTAATGCCCACCGTGCAAAATCAATAATCTTTAACTGCCAATTTTTTATAGTTTCTCCACTACCTCCTAAAGTATCTGTCCACTCTCTAAACCTTGTTCCAACTACATTAACAACAGCAGAAAAAACATCAGCTAGTTTAACTAAAAATGGATAAGCATTTGCTAAACCTTCTTGGAATGGAGTGAATATTTCATTTTTTAAGTTCTCAAGAGTTTGTCCAAAATCTCTAGCAGCTTTTTGTTCATCACCAATCCGTTTACCAAAGTTCTTAGCTACTGTTGTAAAATCTAAAGAAGCCGCACCCATAACTCTTTGAGCGACTCCTATTTGACCAAAGAATTTATCAGCTCCTCCAGCAAGAACTTGAACATTATTTGCTGCTCTTTGTATACCTTCTTTTAAAATCTTTAGTGCTTCTTCTTGATTCTTTGCAGCCGATAGTCTTTCTCTAATATCTCCAATACCCATTCTAACTAAAGAAGCATATCCTTCTTGAGAAGTATCCATCACTGCTTTCATAACTGCATTTAATGGACCAGCTAACTGTGGACCTAATTCTGCTTGAAGACTGGCTACAGCCCCAACAACCTTATCACCCATTCCTGCTAAATCTTGTGCTGGGAATGTTGCTGCAAGTGCATCAATTGCGTCAACAAGTTTATCTGTGCTTATATTCCATGTCTGGCTGGTAGCTATTAAACTATTAGCCAATACGTTTGTTTGATCTCTGGATAATCCCAAAGACGATTCTAATTTAGCCATAGACTTTGCTGTATTGGCAAAGCTAGTACCCGTCATTTGTTGCTGATTTATTAGTCTAGCTACTCCTGCGGTATTTCCTTGTAAACCTTCTTCTAGTCCAGCTAATCCTGCTTGGAATTTTTGAGTTATATCACCTCTAAGACCTTGCATTGTTCCGCCAAGATCTTTTCTAGTCTGCTCATAAGTTTTTCCTAAAGCTAAAGAACTTTTCTGAGCCTTATCAGCAAAATCCATAGCAGCCTTAAACTGGTCTTTAATACCAGTTAAAGTTTTGGTTAACCCTTCAAGAGCTAATATTAGTGGTAGTGCTGGTACTGCCATTGTTTACTTTCTTTTCTAGTATCTCATCATTCTTTGTCTTTTTCTTAGACTTAATAACGTGCAGGGATCCATAAATTTTATTTAAAATATAAGTTCTATAGTTTTCTTTAGGTATTCCTTTATTTTTATATAGATCATCTAATGAGTCTGGGGTAAAAGTACCGTTATCAGGTAACTTAAAGCCTGTTAATAATAAGTTACCTGTTTTAGCCTCCTTAACTATGGGCTGGACAACTAACACCATCCTCATAGATCGGCTACCCTTGCCTGTTCCTAAAGAATATCTAAAAAAAGTAACATCCCCTGGATTGGCACAGGATATAGACTTCTGGACAATAGATACCTCCTTTTCAGGATCAGCCTGTATGCTTTTTAAAAAATTCTGGATTTGCTTTGTAAAAATTGCCATATTGTATATATTATATACTAAAAGATAAATAATAATGAGTAATATAGATACAGACTTAATAGACTTTCTAGATTTAATAAATGAAACACTTAGCTATTCTTTTGTAGAAAGATGGAGACATAAGTATTCAGAAAAATTCATAAAGCATTTCCAATTTAAAATATTGGATTCTATGAATAGACAAAAACCAATAAAACTAGAAATGCTATATAATTTTCTAACAAAAAAGTGTAAGTATTCACACGATCAAGTACAAAACTTTTTTGAGTCTGTAGACATACAAATATACTACCCATTTATTTATGGGTCTTATCCGAAGAAGCCTTTTTAGCCTTTAGCTCTTCTACCTTCTTTGTAACCTCGTTTATTGGATTAAATTCTGGGCACGCCGACTTGTAAGCGCACCAGTTACAGAAATCGTTACGGTTAGGCTTCATATCCTCCATCTTGCACTTACGAATCTTCCAGACCTCATCTACTACAGCCTTAAGATGGGATCCAATCTGAGGCACAGAGTATTGGACATGGACAAAAGATCCAGTAAGAGGATAGTAGTGTGCTGCAATAATATTTGAATAAGGCACATTGTATAGCTTGCTTACAGCATATACATAACCCTTAAGCTGAGAATCTTGATATAGTTCAACCTTAGACTTCTCTTTCTTGGAAGTCTTGTAGTCGATGATTAAATAGCCGCCATCCTTACCTTTGACGATTCTATCAATTACGCCATTCAAGGTAATGTCATCTTTAACCTCAACTTCAAACGTAAGCTCTGTGGCAACTGTTTCATTAAGTTGTTGATTGAACTTAACAAAATTCTCTATACACTTTAAATCTTTGCCATCGTACTTCTCTGATACGCTGTATGAACCCCTTACCTCTTCAGCTATCCGAACTAACTCCTCTTGAGACTTTGCGTTCACTCCGTTCTCAAAGATCTTGTGGACATAAGATCCAAAGTGCAGCGCGTCTGTGTTTGAGTCTTCAGGTTCAGGAAGCCTATCGACGTAGCGGTAACGATACTTCAATTTACACTGTTTAAAGGTTTGATACTTAGATTCGGAAATAGTTTGTATGTACAATATAGCACCTCAGTTTATTAGAGACTACATTACCAAGAATTTTTCCAATATTGGTAAACTATCTGCTAATGGCCGAGAGTTTATAATGGAGTCGCTTTTTATCGAAAACGATTATAAGCGACACATGAGCATTAATATAGATAGTGGTCTATGGCAGTGCTTCAAGACTGGACGTACAGGAAACTTCGTCAGATTCTACGCGGAAGCCGAAAATCTTCCTTACTTTAAGGCTTACAAGGATCTCTTAGTTAAGAACTTCTGTTTCCTTGGTGACGATACAATTCCTGATATCGTCAAGGAAGAGCGCCAGCTAGAACTTGATACCGACAGCCTAATCCCCCTTAATATTGCATCTGGATTCTCCGAAGATCCTAAGATATTGAACGCATGGAATATTCTCTTTAGTAGAAAGCTTTTCAATGAATCAAATGATACAAGACCAGAATACTACTTGTGTTTGGATGGAAAATTCAGAGATAGAATTATCATTCCGTTTAGTAAGGATGGTGTCGTGTTCTATTTCCAAGCCCGTGCTACTGGAGATCAGCGACCCAAGTATCTTAATCCTTCAACTGAGATAGCTCCTAATCCTTCTGAAATTCTATATCCT